TCCCTTCCCTTTCCTCTTCCCTCTCCCCCTTCCCATCCCCCTTCCCCTCTTCCCTTTCCCCCTTCCCTTCCCCATCCTTCCCTCCCTTTCCCTTTCATTTTCCTCTTATCTTTTTTTATTTTTCCCTTTTCATTTTTGTTATTTTTGGTATAATAGTAGTATGTTAGTTAGCAGGCAGAGTATTTTATTTCGTGAGTTTATGCAATTGGTGTTACTTGGTGTTGAGTTAGTTGGATCGGGTTCTACTGACGATGAGCTTTCTTCTTCGTTGGGGATAGACATGTCTTTGGTAGGGGAGTTCAGGGAATTTTTGGTAAAGTTAGGTTTTGTTAGTCGTATTCCTCGGATACATGTAGGTTATGATAACATGTTAGATGTTGGTATGGAGACGAAGGAGGTATATATAGCGTTGAAGCACATGTTATTGGGGAATTTGCATGATGGGGATGTAGATGGCAATAGGTTTAAGATATTGGACAGTGTACAGCGTTACCAGGCGTTTATGTTGAAGAGTCAGGAGCGTTATCATAATGTGAAGGTATTCCGTGAATTTCAGCGGATAGTATTGGATGAGGTAGGTAAGTTTGATGAGGGTGCGAAGCACGACATATTATTGAAGATGAAGAGTTTGATAGCGAGGAAGTTTTGACAGGGATAGACATAGGCAGGGAGATTCGTCAATTTGGCAGTAGGATAGACAGTCATTTACCTTTTGCTGAGGATTTGTTGAACAGTGAGTGGTTATGTAAGTACATGACTAATCCTAAGCGGATGAGTGAGCGTTTTAGTTTTGTAGGTCGTGAATTTTTGATTCCGATATGTGATGATGAGTGTGATTGGGTGAGTGTCCGTAAGGGTTCACAGGTTGGTGCTACTGAGTTATTTGTTCGTTTGGGTGTTCGGTGGTGTGTACGTCATGGTAGGATTCGTATTATTTACACGATGCCTACTAAGAGTGACATTGAGGTATTTAGTGCGGATCGTTTTAGTAGTATGTTGGAGGATTTGGAGTCTACTTTCCCTGTACGTGGTAGTGTTGATAATTCTGGATTGAAGCAGATACTTGAGGCATTCATTTATTTTCGTGGGACACGTGGCACGACATCTGCGTTGAGTATTCCTGCTGATATTTTGATACATGATGAGATAGACAAGAGTGATTTGTTTACGGTTAGTGAGTATGCGAGTAGGTTGGAGGACAGTAAGTTAGCGTTGCGTAGATTTTTCAGTACGCCTACTTTCAGTAATTATGGGATAGACAAGTTATTTAAGCAGGGTGATCAGAAGTGGTTATTATATAAGTGCAATCGTTGTAGTGATTGGGTTTGTTTGATGCCTGACAGCATAAAGCGTTTACATAATCGGTGGGTATTTTTGTGTCCGAGTTGTGGTAGGGAGTTGATTAAGTCTGATTGCAGGAGTGAGTTTGTAGCGAAGCGGGAGTTTTCGGGTAAGAGTAGTTATCAGATTGGCAAGATTTGGAGTAGTAGTTTTGATGCTGAGAGTATTAAGTTGAGTGAGGATCGTTACAAGTTGCATCCTGAGGCTTCCCAGCACATTTGGAATTGCGTGTATGGTTTACCTTATGACAGTGCTGAGTTAGTTCCTTTTAACTTGGAGGTATTGGAGTCAGCTATTGTCAGGGAGTCGCCTGTGGACAGGAGTTATGGTTGTTTGGTAGGCATTGACAACAGTGTAGACAAGCATGTTGTAGTTATTGATGTACGGTTAGACAAGTGGATAGTGATAGATTCTTTTGTTTGTGATGGTTCGGAGGGGATATATCGGTTAAGGCGTGTCATAGACAGGTACAATCCTTTTTTTGTAGGGATAGATCCTTTGCCTGATGTTACTTTTGCGAGGCAGGTTAAGGATTTGTTGCCGAAGGTTTATTATGTTTGGTTTAGGAATGTCAGTAGTTTGAGTAAGGTTGATGAGGCTGAATTGACTATAACTTTGCACAAGAATGTTGCGATAAGTGAGGTTAGTGGTTTCATCAAGGATGGTCGTTTATTATTTGCGGAGCATATAATGGATGAGAACATTGATTTTCTTGATCATTTTAATGCGATAAAGGGGGACAAGGACAAGGAGGGCAAGGTTAGGTACACTAACATGGGGATGCCTGATCACTTTGCGATGGCTGTTATTTATGCATTGAGTGGACAGATGAGTAACAGTCACAATAGTTTCATGGTGGGTTTCCATACTTTCAGCAGTAAAATTTAGAGGTGTTTAGTTTGAAGAAGTTGCAACAGTTAGAGTCTAAGATTTTGGATATTCGGGGTAGGATTTCATCTTTGGGTCGGTTGCGTTCTGGTGAATTATCGGATCGTGGTCATGGTCACAAGATGTTGCGTTATAGTGTTTCAGGTGGCAGGGGTGTTTTGAATGAGCCTATCCATCCTGGGATTGTTCCTGACATTGAGTTAGAGTTAGCCAATTATGTTGAATTGAAGTGGTTGTTATCTGAATGGTTAGAATTGGAGGTAGAATTATCTCAGTTGAAGATTAGGAAGCACAACAAGGGTTTAGTACGTGGTTAACAAATAAAAAGGAGTTTATCTTTTGAGAATTTCGAAGAAAGTTCTATTGAATAGTTTGGAAAAGTTAGTTGGAATAGTGAAGCCTAAACAAATTTTACCAATTTTGAGTAATTGTTTACTGGACAGTAGCAAAGGAGTCTACTTAACTGACTTGAGTGTGTCGGCAATTGCAACTTTTGAAGAAGAGGTTGAGGATAGTGGATTCAAGTGTTTATTGCCGTTCAGTAAGTTGCATAGCATTGTGAAGTATCTTCCTGAAGGAGACATTCAGTTTTCTTTCCAGGGCAGTAATTCTATAAGGATGGTATGTGGGTCATCTTCTTTTGAGTTTGCTACAGTGAGAATCGAAGAGTATCCTTCTTTCCCTGATGTTAGGGATGATGGGGTTTTGCTTCCTATTTCGTTATCGCAGTTAGAGGTTGCTTTATCGAAGCTATCTTGTTTTGTGGTTAGAAAGAGTTACAATGGTCTTGATGGGATACTGTTCTGCATTAAGGATGGGAATTTGTCTATTGTTGCTTCTGATGGGCATAGGTTAGGAGAGGTAAAAATCCAAGCAAGTGGCGTTCAGGACTGTAGATTCTTGTTAGCATTGAAGGATGTCAGATTTATAACCAAGTTGTTCAATGGGAATGACATAATATGTCTTCGGGTTGCGGGCAATGTTGTTGACATTCATTTGGGTGATAGGTTGCAATTGAGGTGCATGGCGTTTGATTTCCCTGAACACAGTAGTTTGTTTCCTGGTTCATCAGGTGGCAGCATGGTCTTTGACAAGGCGGAATTATTGCAGGCTGTTTCTGTCATCAAGCCTTTATGCAGTGAGTTATTTAATTCTATCCGCATGGTAATAAAGGGCAACGAGTGTCATTTAATGGCAGAGGATGGATCTTCTTGTAGTGGTTCGACAAGGATACCTTGCATGTGCCAGCAAGACATAGCGTTCAGCTTTAATGTTACTTATTTACAGGACATTCTTAGATGTTTGTCTTCTGATGATGCCACATTTAGTTTTACCACAGAAAGGGATATTGTCTTGTTAGAAGATGCTGATGATTCTTACTTGATAATGCCGTTGAGCTAACAATGTTAGTAGGCAAGAAATTTGAGTCGAGGTTTTACAAAGAGTTAGAATCGTTAGGGATATACTGGTATTCTTTCTATGATTACCCTGGAAAGGTTGAGGGGAACAACCTCAGGTTTATGGCAAAGAATCCATACGATGTATTTTATTATTACTGTGGCATGTTGTATTGTATTGAGCTAAAGACTACGGGTGGGGGGTTATTTTCCATAGGCAGGAACAAGATGATCAAGCCGCATCAGGTCAGCAGCTTACACAAGGCACACATGCGGGGGTGCAGGGCTGGTTTCTTGTTGGAGAGCAGGGAGAAGGGGTTTATCTGGTTTGTCAAGATTGAGGACTTCTTAAATTTCGTAGAGGTTTCGGGGAAGTGCAGTATTAATTGGTATGATATTAGTGTGATAGGTTTTTGTTTAGGCAAGAGCATTAAAGGTATTGTGGATAGTATATCAAATAGCTATTGACATTTATTGCTACATGTGTTAATTTTTAAGTATAGTTTGGTAGTTTTTTTTCTCTTCATTAGTTGTATTATTAATTTGTAGTTTTGGGAGCACATCAACTTGTCTATTTTTAATTTTTGGAGAAAAAAGGCTACAACGGATAAAATTCCTTCTAATAACAGGGGGAAGGTTTCTAATCCGCATTATGAGTTAGGCGGTTCTACTACTTCCCGTCAATCAGCCAGGAAAGTTCTTTATGATGAGTACCTTCAGGACTTAGAATCCTACCGTTACAATCGTGATCCTGACAAACTTATAGACAAACTTAGTAGGTTTGACAGTGACATGTCTGATGCCATACACAACTTCCTGATTGCTTTAGACAGTGGTGTTAAGTTTAGCGTCACAGACCAGAGGGGTAACATTAAGAGTGGTGCAACGAAGCGTCTTCATAGCTGCTTAAAAAGGATGGAGGGTCATTCTGTTGACAGGAGTATTAGTACGGTACTGCGTCAGGTTAGCAGATTATGTTTAACAAGGGGTGCTTGTGGCATGGAGGTTATCACTGATGATGAGGGTTATTTCAGTCATATTAGGGTAGTAGATCCGAAGTGGATAGACTGGTATAGGGAGGGTGATGAGTTTGTTGCTTACCAGAAGGGCAAGAAGGTTAGTTCGGAGTTTCTATTCTGGTGTTTTATAGATCCTGATGTTGACAGTGTTCAGCACATCCCTATTTTTCTTAGTTCGTTGCAGCCCATATTTTTTAGGATAGGGGTTTTGCAGGACTTGGAGAAGGTTGTTGACAGGGCTGGTTGGGCGAGGATACATGGCAAGATATTAGAGGATGTGATGATAAGGAATGCTCCAGCGAGTGTGCGTAGAAATGCGGACAGTTTGCGACAATGGCTGGAGTCGAGGAGAATTGAGTTCCAATCCATGTTGTCAGGGTTAAAGCCAGAGGATGCTATTGTTCATTATGATAGTGCGGAGTTGAGTTACCTGAGTCCTTCATCGAGTGGGAATATAGACATAGCTCCATTGGTGAAGATATTGGATCAGCAGATAAGCAGTGGATTAAAGACTTTACCGAGTATATTGGGGAGGTCTGGGTCTTCTGATGAAGGTGTTGAGGGTGTTTTGTATGTAAGGGGTGTTAAGTACATACAGAAGACTATTATGCCAACTTTAGCGAGTATATTGAATTTATGTTTAAGGTTGGAGGGGCTTTCCGGCAATGCTACAATAACCTTTGACGATGTTGATTTACGGTCTCCCAATGAGATAGAGAACCATAAATTAATGAGACAGAAGCGGTTATTAGAGCTTGCTTGCATAGATTTCATCACATTAGATGATGCGTGTCAGGAATTGACTGGTCGTGGATTGCCTTCTGGGTTTCAGCCTAAATGGTTTGATTACTATAGGCTGAAGCATTTGGGGGTTAGCATTGGGACTACTGATGATGATGACAGTGATAATGGTGGGTATAACCAGCAACCCGAAGATCAGACTCCAGGGGAGGATACTATTGACACGAGGACTGAAGACGAGAAGGAGGACAACATTTTGAAGATGGGGGGTTTAGGATAGTGAAGATTGATGAAAAAATTTTCCAGGTTATAAGGAAGAACTTCCAGGAGGATTCTAAAATCTCCATGGATGATATAGAGGTGTTTGATTTTGTTACTTGCACAGGGGAGTATAACGCCAGTTGGAACATGGTATTGCAGCCGGACTTCCTGAGAGGCTATACTGAATACACAAATTCAGGACAAACAGCGATGGGGATATTGCATGATAGGAACACATACATCTCTTTGGGTAGGACTGTACAGGGTTATAGTTACCTAACAGGGGATAAGTCTGTTGCTAAAGTTTACATGATTAAGGACATTAACATAGGGAATGGGATAACAAGTAACGACATTATTAAGTCGTTGAACTTTGGCACATTGTTTGATACGAGCATAGAGTTCAGACCTGGGAAAGTGCTTTGTTCTATATGTGGGTTAGACTTATACTCTTGGGAGTCAGGTTGCCGTCATTATCCTGGTTGTGAGTATGAGGGGCAATCTTGTCATGGGAAGGCATATCATGATGGGACTGTTTACAGTACGTTCCACATTGTTCTTGATGGTAGTCTTCCTGGTGCAGGGATAATAGTACCGGACAAGGTGGCTTCTTTTGGTGTAGGCATGGGTGATTCGGTTCATTATGGGAAAATTGATTTTAATATAAAAGACAATAAATTAAAAAAGAAACAGGAGGCTACTATTAGCATGGATGGTGAGAGTAATAAAGCGATATTAGATGCTCTTAACGAGTTAAAGAGTGTCAACACAAAATTGCAGGAGAGCATCAGCAATAGTTTAGAGTTGTCATCACTTGTAGAGAAGAGCAAAACTGAAATGCAAGAGATGGAAAACAAGATATGTGAATTAGAGGCGAACAATCAGGTGCTATCAAAGTTTAAGGATTCTTACTTGGACATGTTGGCAGAGTACGGGGTAAAGGCTTATGGAAATGACTTTGACAAAGCGATGTTCACAGGAAAGAGTATAGATTCGTTGCAAGAGATGAGATTAAAGTTCATTGAGCTTGCCACAAAAAACAGGAATGCTGGCATGACACAGAACACTGATACTACGGAAATGCCTGAAGACACAGAGATATATAAGGTCAAATAGGAGGGGAAAAACATGGTATCTATTCCAAGAAATGTAAAGTACAAGGGGATGTACACAGGCAGGGGGATTACCTTCCTTATGACTGGTGCATTGAACGCTCACAAAGGTCATGCAGTGACTTTAGAAAGCAAGACTCATGCACAAAATTCTGATGGGGTTTATGTGAAACTTGCTGGTGATGACGACAGGATATTAGGCAGGCTTGACGCCATACTTGACCAGGTTAGGTCTGATTCGCCAGGGTCTGATGTAGTTACTGTAACTGTATCGACACAGGGCTTGTTAGAAGTTCCTGCTGTATCAGGAGCGACATCAGCATCATTCTTGCCTGGCATGTATGCTATAGGTGGTGGCGATGGTAAGGTCAAGGAATTGGCTACCAGTGCGAGTGAGATTTATCCTAATGCCCCAGAGGTAATACAGTATGATGTTACTAACCAGAAAGTAATTCTGTTTTTTAGATAAGGAGAAGGAAAAATGAGAGATATATTGGAAATACCAAGAACAGATTGTCCTGGTGAAATCCAGTTAAAGCCAGAAATGTATAGGATTGCAAAGGAAGAGTTTGGTCTATCATTTAGCGAATACTTGGAGAGGATGAATCCGAGTAAGCCTAACGACACTTTGACGGCTTACGAAAGACAGCTACAGAGATTTGGGATAAGGGTTAAATCTTCACCGGAAAAGGGAATATATGCAGGTTCTTTGGCTCAATTCTTTGTTACAGACAGTAGTGCAAGGATATTGTTTCCTGAGTTCATTAGTTCTCTTGCAAGGTGGGAGATGTTAGTTCCTGAAGACGATCCTTATGATGTTGGCTTGATCACTGGTGGCAACCAGATGGGGATTAACACTAACATCTTCAAGGAATTGTATATTGACGATAAAGAGGAAGACTATCAGGAATCTGTAATCAACGAGCTTGCAGCTCCACCGGAATTTACAATTGGATATACCGAGAAAGCTGAGAGCATGAAAAAGTATGGTATATCTATAAGGTGGAGTGACGAGTTCCTGAGAAGAGCCAGTGTTGAGATAATTAGACCTGCCATCACCAGATTTGCAGGGTTTCAGAAGAGGGCGATATTCAGGGAAGGCTTGAGCTTCCTCCTGAACGGCAGGGGTACAGCAATGACTCCGGCTGCGGATACTGCAACGGCACAATCTTTTGATTCTTCTATCTCTGCTGCTGGGGAAATCACATATAGGGCATGGCTGAAATGGCTAAACTCAAGAAGACCTTACAGTATTAACACTACCTTCATGAATTTTGACACAGCGTTTACTATTCTCAACATGACAAGGGCGAGTATTGATACTTTGGCTTTGAGGGAGTCTTTAGATCCTTCTATTAAAAACGATCCAAGGTTAGTTAGGGGTCTGAATGCAAATCCGACAATAGTAGTTGTGGATGATGCTCATATATCAGCAAATACTATCATAGGAATTGACAATAGGTATGCGGCTCAGAGATGGTTTGAAATAGGTGCGGACTTGACAGAGACAGAAAGGATTATCTTGGGTGGATATGAAAGAATCGTGATGAGTCATTACGATGGATTCGGTAAGATATTTCCTAAGGCGACACATGCACTGACTCTAACAGTATAGGGGATTGAATATGCCTAAGGTTAGGTTGATAAAGGAAGGCATTATCCAGTATGACAATAATACTGGACATGCTTGGGTTAAGTTTGGGGAGGTAATAGAGACTCCCCTTACTCCATTTATATATGAAAGGCTGGGCAAGACTTTAGAAATTGTTTTTGATCCTGAGCCATTGCCACAGGAAGAGACACAGCCAACCATTGTGAGGGGCAAGAAGCGTGGAAAATAGGATACTTAATTATGCAGGTTGGGAAGAGGATGTGCGGACTATTATGGGGTTAAGCTCTTATGATATATCAGATATTCAATTAAACTCAATCTCATTATTAGGTCAATCGGAGCGGTATGTCAAGAAGGCTGTTACTAACTGGAAAGAACTGACAGGTGACGATCTGATGTTATTGAAGCTTGCTGTTCTTTACATGATAGCACATGCTTTGAGGGAAAATACTACTTTGATGTTGCCACAGACAATAAAGGATGGAGAGAACTATATTAGTTGGGGGAATCGTGGTAGGATACCAGAAGGGGAAAGGAAGTTGTTTTATGATAAGGCATGGGAATGCATAGAGCTTATTACTGGTGCAAAGACAGATAGATCTTTCTTCTGCCTTTCTTCGCCTAATCTGAACTTAATTACGGGAGAGTAATATTGTGATAGGAGTAGGAGCATTCAAGCGTCATACAAGGATGTTAGTAAACATGAGTGACGGCTTCATAGAGAACAGAAATGTTTGGATAAAATGTTCCTACAACAAGGCAAGAAATGACTACATAAAGACCAGGGATAACATTACAGATAGTGTTGTTTTTCATTTTGATAGTGATTGTGATGTAGCGGATGGCGATGTATTGTTATTGAGTGGGGCAAGGTATCTAATATCTTCTTTAGTGCCAGATACATTCTTCACTCTTGTAATGCGTAAGAGAGCTGCTGGTGTATTCTTGAATCAGGTAGGAAATCTGTATAGTGCTATCACATCATATGACTCTACAGAAGGCGAGAGTGCCTCTTTAACGCTTAAAAGCAGTGATGTATGGTTTGCTATGCAGAGAGAACCTTTTGACGGCACAAGGCACACTACATTGCCTTACGACGCATTAAACATTCTTATGTCATCTAACCATGGGGTACAGCTTGGTGATGTTTTGGATGCCGACATAGGAAGGTATTACATCAGTGGTATAGACAGGAAGATACCAGGTATATCGAGGATACTATGTTCTACTGATGGTAGGGAGTACATCTGACATGGTTAGTATAATGGGAACATTGTCTGCAACATTTAAGTTTGAAGAAATGCCTGTTTCCAAAGGGTTAGAGGGTGTTTCCAGGAAGATTGAATCATCGGTAAGCATTGTTGATGACTTAACGCATGATGTTGTATTGGGCATCAAGAAGAATGTTTCTGATAGTTTAGAGACAATATTCTCAGCACATACATTTAAGAGTCAAGTAGGGTCTATAATTTCAACCATGGTTAATGACATGAGAAGCCAAGGTTCTGCATCGTACAACGATAAGGAGTATAACCTTGTAGCGAGGCATGGGGGGCATAGTGACTCTGTGAAGGTGCAGATGTCAGGATTAACTAAGGCTTGGTATAGGCGTAAAATGGGAAGCCATTTGGCTCACTATTCTCATACTGGGAGCATGTTGGATGAGTTAGTCAGTGAAAGAGTTACCATTGATGGAATTGTTCAGGACAGTAGGGATTCATTCACTGGTGTTGCTACATTCGAGATACCTTATCCTTCTATGGATGCGTACAAGATGTTGTACTGGAGTAGGTATGCTTTTCCCGTAGTCCCGGAGAGAGAGTTCTTTACTCCTATGCTTGGGATGATAGGGTCAGCGATGGCGATGGTTGTATTCTCTGCACTTAGTTATGACATGAGCAAGAACTATGAGGGGGAATGGGTTTGGAACGAGTCTTTGTCTTGGGGGTTTGAAGTATAATGAGTGCATATAGGAGTAGTCAATGGAACAAGATTCGTAGTATAGATAATTACTTGGCTTATATTGTACACAGTGAAGCCTTTAAGAGTGAGGTTGGTAAAGAGTTTAAGTTAGTTTGTTTAGATAGGAATCCCATGAACTTAACGGAATTAACAGGATTGAATTATGCGATTGCTTGGAGGATGGGTGCTGATGCAAGAGTACAAACAAAGAACAATTTTTCTGTATTCATCATGACCATGACGAGGAAGGACAACATGAATGAGTCTTTGCTCAGGGCTGAGGATTACATCTTAGAGAATCTCTTCCCTGGTTGTAGCGTTTCAGTATTTAATTATTCTACTGGTAGTCAAGGGTCTATTTGCAATAGCATGGTATTAAAAGAGATCAAGGATCTTCATGGTATCCAAGAGTTGGCGTGGGGTTTTAAGTTCAAAGAGAATCAGTTTATTTTTACAATGCCTATATAGAGCTATTACAGGGAGGGAAATTTTTTATGGCAAGGAATCCGCTTAACCAACCGATGACGAGGAACACTGAAGACCTCGTTATAGGTTTGATGAAGGTCAAAATAGGTGACATTATAGATGCTACCTCACCACCTGTGAGTGGAGCAGGGGCACTTGATGATCTTGGGTCAATACAGGCAGCGTCAGCGACATTAGAAATGACGCACAAGCCTCATGTCAGTGGTTTTCCTGAAGAGGAAGACTATAAAATATTAGAGACTAAGACAATAGGGTTTAAGATTAGCCCTGAAGAGGTTGGAAGCACTGCGGTTAGAGGAATAATCACAGGGGTTTTGGACTCAATCAAGACAGGTGTACTCAGAAAGTATGCGGTTGAGGGAACGATACAGAAACAGAGTGGAGACCTTATCCGGTTATTTTCTAATCATTGTGAGTTGAGACCGAATCTTTCTATATCCACTGATAATGATTGGGGTGCTATTGAGTTAGACATTCAGTGGGCTTACAACTCATCTTATGTCAGCAACAAGCCATTGTATAAAAGTACGGTATCTGCCTCCACAAGGGACAGAGCAGAGATGGCTATCACAAAAGATCCATTAAATCTGGTTATTGGTAGACCACAGATTAGAATTGGAAACATAGGAACTTCAGCAACAGGCGTTTCAGCTTCTACAAGCCATCTTATTGAGACTGACAGTATCGGTGCTATACAGGGAGCTTCTCTGACAATAGAACCTACTTTCCTTGAGCATACTGCTGGTTATCCAGAGGTGGTTGATGTAACGATGCTTGAGAGAGTTGAAGTTGCTATAGAAGCACAGGTTGAAGAGTTTGCAACTGCGGATGGAGGCATTGTTGAGGGTACAGCAGCGACATTGTTTGATGTACTGTTAGACTCTGCCACAAACAACACTGACTATTATTGTTCCGCTCATGTTGTATGGGAATTGGCGGATGGTGGACTGTTCCAATTCTGGTTGCCTAATTGCAAGATTGAGAGTTCTGCGGAAATTTCTACAGAACAGGGGTGGTCAGCATTTCCGGTTAAATTGACGGCAATGAAGCAGACAGTTTTAGGAACTGATGCTCCTGACTTAATATACCTACTGGCATAATCCCATGAGGCAGTTTCCTTGTGAGTTCCCTGGTAGTGGGAAGGCTTTAGTTTACTTTGGGACACAACAATGTGTCCCTTGTAAAAAAGTTCTACCTGTACTGTTTGAGCTTGAGAATATCTACAAAGATGTGGTGTTCATGGCTTGTGATATTACAGATGGGAACTATGGAAGTCAGGCTTGTCGTGAGTTGTTTGAAATAAGGGGTGTTCCTACAGTAATAATGTTTAATTTTATTGATGGTGTCAGACATGAAATTGGGAGAATTAGTGGATTAGTTAGCAAACAGAAGTATATTGAATTTATAGAAAAAGAGTAAAGTAACAGGAGGAAGTTTTTTAAGATGTCAAAGAAGAGGACTGAAGGAAATCGCATTGAGAAGATAAACAATGCGAAGTACATTGTAATAATTAACGGCAAGGAGTATCCAGTATTCTTTAGCTATGGTCTAAGGAAGAAGCTATTTGATCTTATCACAAATAGTTATATAAATACAGTAGAGAAATTCAAGGAAGACAGCGGTAAGGATGAAGGCAACAAAGTAGATGTAGCAAGAGACTTGAAGACGTTAGAAGAATATGATAACATGTCATATGAAATTGTAAGCCTTGTCTTGACACAGAGGGATGATGAGGGCAAGATTGTAGACGATGTTTCCATAGACAGGATATTGTATAGCAAAGACTTCATTGAGGCTGATGATATATTTGAAGAGATATACCATTTGGTCATGGAAAAATACCAGGAAACGTCAAAAAAAAATGTAAATCTGATAAACGCTCTGATCTCACCCGTAGGGGTGGAAAAGGCGAAGTAAAGATTGACGATACCATAATGGTTATGTCCAGCTTTGATCCAAAGGTGGAAGCCAGGGTGAAGTGGGGCTTCACTGAGGAAGAGATCATGAAAAGGTTCGATGTTTACATGGAATGGGATACTTTACATAGGATGTTTGGCGAAGGTGGAAAGAGTGGTAGTTCTAAGTTCGGGAAATCGAATGTTCCCAAACAGAAGCATAATCAGATGGCTATAGAAAAGATCCTGGATAATATTTTATAACTTGCGGGTGTAAGCATGGCTATTGGCTCAATACATATAAAGACTGCTTTTGACAAGGCTACAGGGGTAGTAGATGTCCAAAACGCTTTCAAGGCTATCCAATCATCTATTAAAGAGGTGGGGGAAGCCATTCAGACAGCGTTTAGTGGAATAGGCGTTGGACTCACATCTAAGATCAAGGCTGGCATTAATACTCAAGAAATCGCTTCACATATAAACACAACTTTTGGTCATATTGATGCCAGTGTCTTTACCAATAAAATTAACGATTCCATCTCTAACATAGATATTAAAAACAAAATAGAGACTGCGTTAAGTGGTGTAGACACTGGTGTCTTTGCCAACAAGATGAAGTTAGTATTCGATGCTGTTGGCTTCACAGAGATGAGAGCTGAAATGGGGAAGACAGCGGTTGCCATGGAGTCAGTTGTTGAGTCTTTAAGTAGGATAAACTCTTTGGTTGGGAGAATGGACTTCGACACAAAGGGGTTAGAATCTCTGAACACATATTCTGCCAAGCTGAAGGAGGTTTTATCTTCTTTAGGCACTTTCCAGAAGAAATCGATGCAGAACCTGCTTCAATTATCCAATGACTTTAAGCAGATATTTGACACACTAACATCTTTTGCGGCACATTTCAAGGAGGCTTTTGAGGCTGGAAACATAAGCGGTGCGGTGGAAATGTATCGTGAAATGATGATGGCGTTCTCTGAGTTAGTTATATCCATGGAAGTAATGTCACAGAGGATGACAGGAAGTTTGAAGCCTGTCCAAGAGATACTACCTGCTGTCAAAGGGACATTGAGGGCGTTCTCAACAGAGATAAGTGCATTCATCAAGAAGTTTAGTGATGAGATGGGAGCGAACAGATTCCCTGAGTTTGTAGAGTTACTCAAGAACTTTGGCATAGCCATGGAGGGGACAGCAACCTTTGTATCAACAGCATCAGACAAGATGGTATCAGCTTTCAATAGTATTGGTGAGAGGGGTACTATCCTCAAGAAGATATTGAGGTACACAGCCACTGCGTTGAACCAGTTAGGCAAGAACCTTACTGATGATGCTAAATCCAGTATGGTTGCCATTGGTGAATTGACGAAGTTTATAGATGCGTTATCTAATGTATCCAAGAAGTTGTCAGACAACATGGCTATGGTTTTAGTTGCTCTCAACAATTTCGCTGCTCACATGCCTAAGATTGAGTCTGACGCTGAGGCTTTGAAGAATCTGGGGGATGCTATCAGGGCTACGGCACAAGCTATGGCGTTACTTGCAAAATTAGATTTTAGAGGATTGCAAGGATCAGAAGAGATAAGAAACACATTAAGCCTGATAACAGGAAGTCTTGAATCCTTTGCAGCCGCTATGAACGTGACATTTGGGGAGCAGTCAGCTTCTGCAATAAAGGGATTAGCGGCTTTGTTTCAGAGCTTCGGTGGAGTAATAGAGACAGTATCTGCAAAGGTAGTCGATGCTAATCGGGCTATTATACAGAAGAACGCCAAGACAGGTGAGACTGTTGATAGGTTGCAGGCTATATTCAGTAGTTTGGGGGTGGCTGTTGCTGAGTTTGCGGAGAAGACAAAGGGCAGCATGGACTCCTTGCCACAGGCTTTCAATGCCATTACAGCATTAGTGACAGCCCTCAGTCAGGCACAGACGGGTCTTGCTGAAAATACAGACATTCTTATCTCTGCCATGAAGAGACTGAGCAATGAGATGCCAGAGCTTACTGGTGATCCAAAGATGATAGCTGCAATAGGAACATATGTAGAGAAGGTTGGGAAAGCCATTAGTGCAACATCAGAGTTTGCTAAACAGGCGAAGGATAATGTATCAGGTGTTGACAAGGCGATAAGCTCATCGACAGAGCAGGTAGAGAAGTTTGTTGAAGTATTGGCAAAGGGGGTTAGCCCTGAAAATGTTGCAGGCATCAATGCTATTAGCAATGCTTTCTCAACGCTTGCAGATTTAATTACAAGTCTTTCAAGGGATTTAGGCAGTGCATTTGACAACATGACGGACAAAAAGAAAATGTTCTCTACTGTTATTGGTGAGACCAAGAACGCTTTAATTAGCCTTTCTCAGGCTTCCATTCCTGGGATAGAGAAGTTAAGTGCATTGTTTGTGAGTTTATCGCAATACATCAATGCATTATCCCGGGTAACTGTTGAGTTTTCGTCAAAGACTGACATTCTATCCGCATCTTTATTAAAAGTCTCAGAAATTATGCCTAAGACATTTGATGATGCAGAATCGTTGAGGGCGATTAATTCTTTTATATCTAAGATAACGGGTCTGGGTGATGCGGTGAGGAATGTTGCTAACCTAACAGAGCCTGAAATAGCCAAGTTCAATAGCAACCTACTGAAGATTGTTCCTGTTTCAGTTCAGGTGTCAAGGAGCATTCATAATATAGGCAGATCGGCAGAACACACAACATCTAAGTTTGCTGGCATGAGCAACATCATGAGATACATATTCATGGGTGGTGGTATATATTATCTTGTCAGGCAGATGAGGCAATTCATCAACAGCACATTGCAAGAATTTAATGACCTCATGACCAGCATGATTAGCTTTAAGGCGATAACAGGAGCGACTTCGCATGTATTATCTGAGTTATCAAGCAATATCAACAGGGCGGCAAGAGACTTCGGCTATGCACAGAGCGAGATTGCTAAGGCTTCAGTTGCATTAGCAAAGGCAGGTCTTGAGGGGGAACAAGTATCTAAGAGTGTGTACTCCATATCATCTTTAGCGAGAGCCGCATTAGAGGATGTATCACAAGCCACGAAGGTTGCAACAACCATCATGGTAGCATTCAATAAGGATGCGAGTGAAATGGTTAATATAGCCAACACCCTTACTGGAGCATTGCTAAATAGTAAATTAGAGCTTAAAGATATAGCAACACAATTGAATTATACAGCGGCTACATCAAATGCAGCGGGAATAGAGTTTCAAGATTTATCCGCAGCATTGGCAACGATGAGCAATGCTGGCATACAGGCATCACAGGTTGGAACTTCTTTGAGGGGGATAATAGGCTTACTGTTAGCTCCAACAGGGAGGTTTGCAGCTATGTTGCAAAGCCTTGGCGTTAGTGCGGAAGATGTAAATCCTAAGTTAAACTCTCTGGTACAGATAATGAGGACATTGGCTGATGCTGGGCTAACAGTTGACAAGGTTTACGCATCACTGGATAAGCGTGTTGCACAAGGAATGACAGCATTAGTAAGTCAGGTTGATCAGTTAGAAGAGATGGAGAGGAAGTTGATAGGATCTGCAACTGCCTATGAGATAGGGGTAGTCCAGATGGATAGCTTTACTGCTGCTATGGCAAGTATGGCAGCGGCAATCCAGGCTAACCTGTATCCTTCTATACTGAGCATAAAAGAATTTGGTGTGGATGTAGCAAATGCAATATCAAGGATAGAAGAGAAGACGAAACTATTCTCAACATCACTGAAGTTATTAGGGGGAGCGTTGTCTATATTAGTAGGCGTTGCATTGAAGAATTGGGTAGTCAAGTTGTACCATACAGAGACGGCATTGAAAACGATTGTGGCATTGAAGAGTAAATTATTAACTTTGATACACTTATCAACGGCTGGGACAATTCGACAAACCATAGCGAATGCTGCAAATGTTGTGCAGTTAAAGTTGACAAGTTATTGGACAGTTGCATGTACTACAGCAACTAAGTTGTTCAACTTTTCACAAATTGCACTTGGAGGCACTATAAAAGGGCAGATATTAAACCTAAAATTTTTAAGTTTAGGGATGAGACATTTAACCATAACTATTGCTGGCATATCAAAGGCGTTAGTGTTGTTAGCCGTAAAATTTGCGGCTATTTCTGCCATTGTATTTTCTCTGTATGAGGTTGGAAAAGCCATGCTGGGGATAGAAAAAGCCATCATGAGTACATCAACGGCTTATTCCAATCTAAGGGCAGCCACTGACATAACCAACAAGAGGCTAAAGGAACAGAATCAGTTACTATCAGACGGAGAAATATCTTACAAAGAATATACAACAAGGCTAAGGGCTTTTTCCAATGAATTAGAATCACTTAATATCCATGGTTCTTATATCGCTATAGCAAGGTCATTAAGGGATGTATCGGATGGCACTGATGAGTACATGGATAAAATCACTAAGTTAGGCAAGGTGCAAGCTATCTTGTCAACTTCGGGGGCTGAAGAACATTTTAGTGGGGTATATGATATAGTCGAGAGGTTTGAACGCAGTGGGGTTATAGGTGGGATAACAGAGAGCTTCTTAAAAATATCAGATTCTCTTGCAAGGATGGTGGGGATTGACACATCAGGGTTCTTTAATGGGTTGAAAGTCTATACTAACTTATTGGTTTATCCTTTTGAGAAGGTAGCAGAAGGGATAGGCAATGCGACAAAGACAATCCTTGGGTTTGTGGGGATAGACATTAGGGGTAGTGCGGTATCTTCCGCAGCGTCAATAGGATTAATAAACGAAGAGACGGCAAGGTTGCAAAGACTAATGAAGGAGTTGTCTTCATTACCTGATGAGATGCAACAAGACATTCAAAACATGGCTGATCAATACATTGGGAATGCCAACAAGATGTCTGTTGCTTTGCAAGAGGTTGTAGACAGAGAGTACCAGATACTTCAAGTCCAGATCATGAGAGGCAATGTTGATGTAGACAGGGTAAAGAACTTTGCTAACCTGATACAAGCACAAGAGAGGTACAATGATAGTAGCTTTGCACAGACATTATTGGATTTAGACAAAGCCAGGGCTACTCAAGAGATTATAGACAAGTTGCGAGAACAGGCAGAAATTTCTGAGAGCATGGACATGCAAAGACGAGCTTCACTTATTGTGATAGGTAATCTATTTACAGAAGGGGAGCTGAGTGCGGAGAGTTACTTAGCAACGATACAGAGGATAAACGCAGAGGAAGATAAGAGGAAGTCAACCTTACAGGATAGTATGACAACGGCTGTTCAGATGTTAAATGCCATCGCCAGCGGTCAGCCTGTGGCACTGGCTATGTATGGGAATGTTGTGAAAGCAAACAGCATGATAATTAGTACATTAGACAAGGTACAACAAGAAATGCTTGGGCTTCCATTCACAACCAATCAAGAGATTATAAACATATCCAATGTTTCGAGAAAGGAATTACAAAGCCTGAGCCTGAGCGTAGGTACTGTAATAAAGCTATCTGAGGAGTTTGGGTTAAGTCAAAAGAACATGGTCAGAGATATTTCTGAGATGGTCAGGCATTCTTTTATCCCTGTATTAGAACAGCAGAAAGAGACATTAAGTGAATCAGGACTTTTAACAAAGTCTTTGAGTGAAAGATTTGAGCATATGTTTACGTTCTTAAACCAGTCAGTCTCTGAATCATTATCAGGGTTCTTGAGCATGGATTTACAAATAGGACAGATTGCGGACAGATTGGTGGACATGTATGGGGCTGATTCCATAGAATTGTTTAAGGATTTAACAACTGAGTCACTATTGTTGGATAGGATAGAGCGGACAACTCGTGCATTACAAGACCATGCTTCAGGAATAAGTACCCTTAGCACTGAGACGGCAAAGGCTTTTGAGAAACAGGCATTAGAGGCAGGGCGGACTCTTGCCACATTACGGCAAATTGACGCCAGGAAGAAAGATTCAATCGATGCTACAAGAAGGGCTAACGATGCGGAGCTTTCATCAAGGAGGATGCTGTCAAGTGTAGAACAGAGGATAAACAATCTACAGAGACAGAGAGAACAGGGTCGTATTGATGAGAAAAGATACGAACAGGACATGGCAAGGTTAAGACGGGAACAAGACAGTAGACAAGAGGATGTGAAACACCAGCAAGATAAAGTTAAGTTCCAGGAGCGGATCACTGCTCTATACGATTTGCAAGCAAGGTACAGTAAAAATTCTTTGGAGAACATCAATACCGAGGGAATGACAGCAGAGCAAATAGTAAAGTATGTAGAGGATCAGTTACAACTGAGGGAAGCCATTGTCAGAGAGACGGCTGCTCTGAACAAAGAGATAGAATTGGCTGATGCTGCTTCCACGAGGTCATTCTATAACCAGAAGATGGATCTCCAGGACATTGATAAAGAGTGGAGTGGAATCAGTGATAGTGTAGAAGGGTATAGTAATTTATTGCAACAGGCAAGGGCAAGCATGAAAGCCCAGGAGGATATTTTATTCAACATGGGTGAGATATTCGGTAAGATTGAGCTACATTTAGCAAGCATGGTAAACCTTCCAAAAGAGATGGTATCTGCCCTTAGCGATGCGGGTGAATCTGCTATAGGATTACAGAGGGGGATGTCTGGTGCGAATGATGAAGGCGAGGAATATGTGTCTGTCATGGAAAGTGCCAATGCTCTCTTGAACTCACAGATTCAATTATGGGAGTCAATTTCAAAAGGGATACAAAATGCTGTATCCGCATTGAGATCTTACAATTCAGAGATGCAATCCGGTGGTGGTGCTACTGCAAGCACAATGCCAGGTGGAGGGTTTACCAATGGGGGGGGGGCAAACAGTGTCTCAGTACAGGGCATGACAGACTATCAGCCTACTACAATTAATAGGTTGATAAGTGGATTTGATAAAGTCATGTCAAGATTTGTCCCTCAGCCTAACCAGATACCACAATTTGCTACTGGTGGGGTTGCTGACAAAGGTTCTTTCCAGATGGGTTCAGACCACAGACCTGTGAATATTTATCTTGATGGAACAGAATATAGGATGTATTCTGATGGGGAAGTTGCAAGTAAGTTAATAAGAGCAATGAAAAATAGAAATAAAACACGTAAATTTTAGTGAAGGAGATAGTTTGGGATGGAAAAGTTATTAGTAAGTTTTTATGAGACAATTCCTCATGGGGCGGGGTTTCTCAGGATAGCACAGGTCAGGAATGAGCTAAATAATTGCGGCTATATTAAGTGCTATGATACCAATTACATTCATTCCCCTTTATCTGATTTGGTGGTTTGGCAGAAGAGTTGTCTTCTGGAAGACCTATACAAGTTAGATGGTGATCAAGTCCATGTCATGGATTTAGATGATTCTATTTGGCATCTTCCCGAATACCTGAACATTGAAGGTGATAAGTGTAAAGATAAACATGAGTCAATGCTAAATGAATACAAACTGTTCATGAGCAGGTGTGACTACATGACAACGACAACGGATTTCCTGGCTGATGTAATTACCCAACAGACGGGCTTTCCTCGAAACAAGATACATGTTATACCTAATTACCTGAACATTAACGCTTTACCTTTTGGAAGAAAGTCTGTTGATGGCATAGTAAGAATTGCATGGACTTTAGACTTCAGAAGAAGGGATGTTGACATTATGCCAGCACAGGAAGCGTTGCTTGAAATACTCAGTCAGTACAAGGGGAGAGTCAGGATAATATTCTTTGGTGATTGCCCTACTGCATTCAAAGGGCTTAACTGTGTAGACTTTGTGCCATTCAATAATGACATGCATGGGTACTACAAGACATTGAGCCAAACTAACATAGATATTGGGATTTGTCCTGCTATTGACAGTATGTTTAATCATTGCAAGTCAGAATTGAAGCCTACAGAGTTTGGGGCGATAGGATGTCCGGTAGTGGCGTCACCTATTGTTCCGTACACGAAGTCTAAACTTGCCTCAAATTTAATCATAGCTGATGGGAATAAAGAATGGAAAGATGCTCTATGTTATTTGATAGACAATAAGCAAGCCAGGTTGAATGCAGGTTTTGAGTTGCATGAGGTAGTCAAAGAAAACTACAACTTACATAATGAAGGGTTAAATCATTATTATCAAACTTACTACGGCATGATAAAGAGTAACAAGAAAAAGAATCAGTACACAGTAAATACAGGGTTAGACAATAGCAAGAAAAAGATATTGTATTGCACTTCGAGTAGGACAAAAGAATCATTACAGAAGATAAAGGACAACGTTTTGAAGAACTCTGTATTCTATGATATAAATGTCATAATGTCTTTGAACAATGGGGAACACAGCCTGGCTGATGTTTTTAATACTGTAACAGGGAACAATAAAGATGTAGACATCTTTATATTTGCACATGATGACATAGAGATAATTGATAAAAACTGGTTACATAAAGTGGTGGATGGGCTGAAAAAGTATGACATTGTGGCTGCCTGTGGTAGCACTCTGTTTAATCCCATGCATGGCATGTGGTCGCCTGAGTTGAATGGGCTAATTTCAGGGGGCTGTGTAGCACATCCATTAAAGAATGGGAAATTCTCTTTCACAAACTATGGGGTAGACAAGGACATTCTAACATTTGATGGTTGTTTTGTTGCGATGAGGGGGGATGTAGCAAGGGATATTCCTTGGAAGGCTTATAACAAGTTCCACTTCTATGACATTGCTTTTGGGATAGATGCGAACAGGAAGGGTTATAAAGTTGGGGTTTGTCCTATAGGGATTAAACATTTAAGCGAGGGCAATTACGGCAAGGAATGGGCTGATGCACTGAAAAAGTTTAGAATGGATTACGGGACAAAGGTTATAAGGTTAAACAAGGAAGTCTCTAAGATTAAAATATATACTTGTGAAAGCGATGAAATTTCACATGCTTATATGATGGAATCATTAATGTCACAGTCTATGCTATGTGAGCATGAACCATACAGGGGGGTTATGACAAATCCGAGTGTATTGATAGACAGACCAGTTGTCTTTACCATCACAGCAATAGAAGTTTTGGACAGGATACTCAAGCTCAACTTGTACGGTAGGATCAAGTTTAAGGTTTCAGACTATGAGTATGTATTGGAAATAGATGACAGGGATACAGAGTACAATGTCAAATACCAGTTAGGCTTTGATTACTGTGAGGAGTTCAACTATGTCCATCATAATTAACAGTACCACATTAGACAATCACATATACTGGAGAAATGAGCATGAATATTCAAGGGATATTAATGAAGTTACCAGGAGCGTATGGGGTGTTCCCATATTATACAGGAACAGAAAGCCAGAGGCTTACATAGGAGAGCTTATAATCTTAGAGTCAGACGATGATAGTGGTTGGCAGAAGATCAGCACAGCAAAGGAGTTGAAAGCATATAGTGAGAGTGTGGCTTCACATGCTGGTTTTGTCTTTGAGTATTATGGGAGTAGTTATCAATGCCTGTTCTATTCTGAAGACGATATGCCAGCGGTTGTTTATGTTCCTGTGAGTAGGAATGCTGTTGGCAATGACCATTGGTGCAAGCTGTCTGTTAGGATGATAGTTACAAGTTGTTCATGTTGATAGCAAGGAGATTTTCATAGATGATTAAATATTATAGAGCTTCTACAAACAATGACACTTCCAACAATGGGGGGAGTATATCTGTAAACTACTTACAGATAAGCAATGGGGCGATAGACAATGTATTTCCAAGCGTGACAGAAGATGACAGGTCAGCAGAAGACTTAGTAAGAATGAGAAAAATCTTCGGTCATTATTATTTGCAGAATCCTGACAAGCTGAGAAATACAATTGCTTTCGTCAAGATGCAACCTAACAATGATGACATTATATATATTGGCGATGGCACTACAACAGACACACAGGCTGACATTATCGCTGCTGGTGGTGGTTCTTTGTCAGGGGGGTACTCATGGCATGGTAGTGGGGTTCTTGCCTCATCTTTGTCAGGTGGAAGTAGCGAACAGATATTTGTGAATACCAGGGAAGAGGGGGGCTTCCATGATGATGATATTATCTTCATCGGGGAGCTGGGAGAGTTTGGTTATTTAAGCCCATACTTTGAAATAGTTACGGCTACGAGTGCTGCATACAACTCAACAAGTGGAGGTTACATCCTTTCAGGGTTAGTGAATGCGGTCAGTGGTGGCACTGTCAGAAAAAGTTTTACCGATCCTGACAACACGATGGTAGCATCTTGTGTTGACATTGGAACATTAGAGTCAGATGCTTACGATTTAGTGAATCCGGTAGGATGGGGTTTAGCACAATATCCTGAAGTAAACAATACGGGAACAATAGATGCTGAATGGGAAATAGAGGTACTGAATGAATCTGGTGATATTAAAATATCTCAGACAGGTGGTAGTGTCTTAGGGGTTGTAGAGTATGCTAACTTCGGGGATGACATCACAGTTGACAATCCACATGTAGGGCATCCATACTTTGAGATACCTTCTTCATCATGGTACAACACAGAGGCAGCGTTAGAGGGGCATACAATAACATTTAAGACAAAGGGTACTATATACCCTGTCTGGTTGAGACAGTTCGTTAAAAAGGATTCTGTGGCGTTTCATGGGGTAACATTTGTTGTAACCACAGTAGGTGAATAATTGTCTATTATTAACCATTATAATTTTCGTGAGGATTCTTGTGGGCATCAGATAGAAACCATTGAGGATACCTGGAAGGACAATGCCGATTACTCACAGGTTGAGGTATTGGCTACAGGTAGCACGTCTGGTGGGGCAAGGATGATTCGCCATCAAGTCCTGCTCAGGAGAGATGATCTCCCCGAATACCCTTCTAACATAGATTGCCTATATTTGAGTTGGAAAGACTTGGATACTACAGGGAACAATAAGCTGCCAAACCTTCTTGTGCGGTTAGTGCATACGGAGTTAGAGGATTTTGAAGGGGAGTATGGTCTTCTGTCACAGATGGAATGGTGGGACATCGTATATGACAGGGATTTCGAGGAATCACCAGACATTGATGACTCTTACGAATTTTTAGAAAGAGAGATAAAGATAGATTTCGACTATCCTTTTGAATATGACGGGACAAGGAATGTCATTGTTGATATAAGCTGGAAGAACGTGGAAGGGTCTACTGATGCTGACTGGTTGCAGGGCAAACTGTGGGGCATAGAGAAGACATTCCATGAAGCTCCATTGAATCCCATACTGCAAATATCCGCACAATCTTGGGATTGGGATACTGACACATCCCCTGAAGAATGGGAAGAGTGGGAGGAGGCTGATGTCTTCTTTGTCATCCCTGGCAATACTAACACATACTTTGCCCTCAGGCTAACTGCATCCAGAGATTGGGATGAGGACTGGTTATACCATAGTCTGAACTTCACAGAATGGGTTTGCTTGCAACCGGTAAGACCATACTTAGTATCACAGATAAAAGGAATGGTGAAGGGTGGAAAGCTGTTGGCTGAAACAACAGTTGAAGAAGAATTTGACATGTGGCTTTGCACTCCTAAAGTGCATATCCCAGACAGTAGGTTTGCTGTAGAAATTGCTATGGTTGGCAAGTTCTTAAACAAGTTTTCTGATATAGAGAATGAATTTAATTTGTACATATCCACAACAGATCAAGATCCCACATTAGATGGCTATTCAAAACTTACTGTCAAGGGTGTAGAACAGAATTTAACATATAGTGGCATGAACCATAATGGATCTACATTTAAGGTTGCAGAGGATTTTAGAGGGTGTGTCACTTTAAGTTTAGAAGATTATAAGGGTCAAGATGTTTACATAGCAATACGGGGGAAGAAAGAGGATACTTCCATCTATTGTCAGATTACTGAGATATATGAAATAATAATCAACCATTTTGATGATATGGATAGGGCAAAGATACATGACTTTACTGTTGCATACAATACAACAACAAAAAGGATCATTAAAGATTTTCTGATTTCATATGATGTAAAGACATATTCGATACAGGATTTACAGGTTGCATATGACATCCTTTCTACTTCACAAAGAAGGTTCTCAGATTTAATAGTCAAGTATCATCTGATAGACAGTTCTTCTTTTGACGGTGGGATTATCGTTGTTGACGATTCTAATAAGGTGGATTTCAAGCTCATTACGATAAAACAACCTCATACTACATATTACCATGGGACTGCTGACATTACAGATATTTCTATATCTGCAAATACTGGTGATTTCTGTTATGCTATATCTTTTACCACGAGGAGTAGTTTCTTCTATGAAGATATATATAAACCTTACATTGATAAGGATGGCATCAAGAAGAAGACTTTTATTCGACTTACTGTAGCGGGTATTGAGTACGATATAATCATTGAAAGTTGTAGCATAAACTATTCATTTGCTCAAAAGGTTTGGACTTTTGAAGGCAGGACATTGCAATGCTTACTTGATGCACCTTATGGGTTCTTCTTCAAGTATGTTCACCCTAAGATGCCAGACTCTAATAAGATTTCGATAGAAGGATATATGAGATCTGTTTGGAGTCATGCTTCTTTATTCGTTAGATACTTCGCAGACCTTATCATTGGGGACATTCCTTACAATGAGATTCCTTATAGCCAGTTAGAGGTATGGAGAAAATCTTATATAGACATACTGTCAGAACTCTGTGAACACTTTGAGCTAATGATGATTCCTCACCCTAATGGAGATATTGAGATAACAAGGAAGTACGAATGGATCGGGGTTAGAGAACCTTTGTCATTGGATAACGCTTCCAACATAAAGGATTCTGATGTATCTCCTGGGTTTCCAGAGGCATCACATGTGCTGTCAAACTTACATCCTTTAGAGATTTTAAGCGTACAAGAGAATCAGGCAGAAGGCTGGAACAGGATTAAAATTGTAGGAGAGAAGGATAAACTTGAGGGAAACATGACGATAACAGTTAAAGACACTACTCCTTCACAAGAACTTTATCCTGGAAGCAATATAACTTTAGAGGTTTTTAGCAGTACATCTAACAAGGGAAGACTTTGGTGCAATGTAGGTAAGTTCAGTATTGATCCTTTAGTAAGAAACCAACCAATAGAATTGGGTATAAAGTTCATAGTTGACGAGGAAGCAAGGAGCATTGACAACCAGACATTTTCTGTTCAGTTCCCTGTCATCAATCCTCCAGTCCTTGAAAGCCCTTTTGGGATGACTGTATATTGCATAGACAATCTCAGGTATTACAAGATAGCTACCTATGAATCATCAAACAACACATTCTCTATTATTGGAGAGTTTCCACATGAGAATAGTTTCTTGAGGATTAGTTATTGGGCAAAATATTTTACCGATCAGGCATGGTTAGCTCCATTGTTCGAGACAAATGATTGCATTATCAGAGGACAAACCATGTTCGCTGAAACAGACATTAGATTGAACATTACATGGGCTGCGGTTAAGATGGATATTTATTTGGAAGATACATCAATCCCTGCACAGAATGGTCAGTACCTACATGGTAGGGCATATTCTAATGTAGTATTTCCGTATAGGTATCTTGTTAGTATCTTTGCAGACAAGGGGATAATTGAAGAGTCTTCAATAAACATCCATGAAGCCAACGAAGATCCTGGGATTCCTATGAAGGAAAGGGAGGACACAACCACAGAATGGAGACCTACGTTAAAAGTTATAGATGATAAAGGTTACAAGAGTTACATAGAGTTTATATACACGCCTCCTGATTATGAGGAAGACTTTACCAATGAGACTATAGACTTACCACAGGAAGATGTTGTGTCTTGCATGTACGGTGATGCTATAGTTAGTGCGAACATTGCATTGACAGAGCCTGAAGACTGGAAGAACATTGCATTAGCGGCTTATGTGTTAAAAGACCATACTGTCAGGCTACCTGGCGGAAACAGAGGGAGGTCTTTTGTACCAGTATATCTTGCATCGACACATCCGAAAGAGTTCTGGGGTGGTATTCGTGGTATAGTCTGCAAAGAGCCAGAGGGTAGCAGTAATGATGGGGGGGCAACATCTATTCATGGTGGTGTCAGGGAAGAACAGGTAATCGAACAACCACCAGAGGTAACGAGAAGCCTTGTTGAAATATCAAGGTTGCCTTCGAGCATCAGCAGCGAATCTATCCGGCAAGTATCTGGATCTTATTGGAACAGGAAGGTAAGTAGGTTATTGTGTGGCAACGAGGAGAATGAGCCAGTCAGGTACAGGTACTTCTATAGGTATAACTGTCCTATCCCTGTATATGATGACGGCAAGAACTATCCTGCAATAGCGAATGTCAATTTTCACCACATAAAGGGCAATGAATCAGCAGCAAGCACTTCTGTAAGAGTTACCAGCCAATTGCCTTCACTTGGAATGTCAATAATCGTAGATCCTGAACCAGTAGAGGTGATTGAATACTATGTGGTAGGCGAAGATTATAATGTTTTGAACAGAAACAGAGTAACAAGCACAACCATTATGTACCTACACAGGAGGATCACTAAGCATGTTTATGTCCAGTTCGACAAGGTTGTGTCTGAACCAGAAGTCAAGCTGTGTATCGGTGATTGGGACTGTGATGTTACTGTCAGGCATACTCATGGTAGCGTTTCAACTGGAATAAGGTCTAATTTGCCGACAAGATTGACAAGCAATGATAGCCACTTTAATCCAGGGGTAGAAAACGGTAGGATTATTTGCAGTGGTGATACTGAGGAAGGGTTTGAAGCAAAATCCACATACAGGTATAGCATCACTTATGGTGGTGGTAGGGATTACTTGTTGAGCTTTGCCGTCATAGTTAAAGGTGTGCCAGTAGCGTTTGGATCAAACACTTTCAAGGATAGCATAGATACTTTAGGGAGGGATTACGGTTGGATTCCTATTTAAGGCAAGTTGAGGACATTCTGTTTAAGCAAGGTGGGCAGACAGAGTACACTAATGTTGTTGTGAAGTTAGGCAACGGCAAAGTCATGCATGACACTATTGTCAGCAAGATGATCACATCGGATGGAATGGCTGTCTATATCGGTCTTCAGAAACTATTTAAGTCTTATTATGCCAGTAGAATTATGACAATTACCATGCCTCATAGCCCTTCCATACGGTTAGGTCAAGTTGTGAGGTTCAGTATTGGGGATATAGACCTGGATACTTATTGGCAAGTCACAGGAAAGACAACGACAATATCTTTTCAATCTTTCTTGAGGGATAACATCACATTAGAGAACAAGAGGTGCTACCGATGACACAATCAGGGAGGTATTATCAGCCTGATGAGTCTCTTTGGAGATGGGGTCACCAACAAATCATGCATGAGGGAAAGATGGTATGGGTAAAGCCTCTGTATATCGTTAAGGTTAGTGGGGGTGCAAGCCTTACAGCATTTCACCAGATGTACGGTACTGTTGAGATCGTCTATTGGTGCAGAACATTAGAGGCTGAAGCAAGATGGACAGGGGCTACTGGTGAAGAGATAAGGCATCTTGTCTACAGTGGAATCGGAAGCCCTGACGGTGAAATACAGGCGATATTCCAAAGAAGTACAAGCACAAACTCTGCTGACGATCCTCAATCAGGTGAGGTTTGGGATGCATTGAACTCTCTATTTGATCCGAATGTTAGGCGGAGTCAGCATTTTTCACAGAGATCATTTAGGTTGCTGAGCAAGAGTAGTATTCCAAGAGACTTTTTTATGAAACCGAATATGGAGGTGGGGTATAAGTGAGGTATAAATCAAGGTGGGAACATGCTATTCCAGAGGTAATACAGAACACAACCTTTGATAATAGTTTGATAATTACGGAGAATAATGATATAATCAGTGTAGATGAATTTGATAATGTTGTAATGTATATGGGTCACTTATTGCATGAACCTTCTATCACTGCCTCTGGGGTTGGGTGTACCAGTGCCAGTACAGGGAGATGGTCTTTCAAGTTTAACATTGATCAAACTCTCAACAACTTTCAGTATGCTTACTATTCTGTCCTTGCAAAGACAGGGGAAGATAAGTATGAAGTTGACAATGGAATAGTTTATGTAAAGACAGTAATAGGAGGGGATTTATAATGGCAAATACTATAGTCACAGACAGATCGGAATACACGTCAAATAGAAGATACCGGATAGACAGAATAATTATAGATTCTGATGGGAGCATAGAAATTCCTCTTGCAGGGTTTAGACAAGGAGCATGGCATATTAACGGAACATTCGGTGCTGGAGGTTCTGTGGCATTACAATTCAGTAATGATGTCCATGAGCAAGGGGCTAACAAAAAATGGTCACAAAATGCCGTAACTTTAACGGAGGACAGGCACTTTGTAGAATACTACTTTGGTAGCTTTGTCCAGATGAGGTATGTTGTATCTGGTTTTGTGGGAACAATTTATAGCTCTATTGAACAGGGAGGCAAGTAAAATATGCCTATACGAAAAAACTTTAAGACTCCTGGGGAGATTGTTACAGATGCTCATATTGCAGATGGAACAGTACACTTTGTGGAGGGGGATATTGACCATGACAATATTCAAAATGTCGGAAACAATGATCATGCAGAGATTGATGATGTCATATCATATTGGAATAATATTAACAGCTCCGGTAGAATATGGGGTGGTGAGATAATATCAGGGACTTCTGCGGGAACTGTTAGCGTTTCTGCTGGTGGAGGCTTAATGAAGAACGAAAGTGCTACGCCACAGGATATTCCCACTGGCATAGATGATGGTCAAGGGAGTGAATTGTCATATATAACATGGGACACAGTTGAAGATATAGAGCTTGCCGATGAATCATATACCTACATTTATATTGATGGGATTGATAGCATAAAAACGACAACAGATTTTGATAGCATTGATTTCACACAAGCCTTTACTGTGGGGAAAGTTTATCGGTCTGGTGATGAGGTTCACATTAGACAGTGTGGGACTAACTTATGGAACTTCAACAGAAGGGTGCAGTTATTTGGTGAAGAATATTTCAAAGTCCTAAGAGCCAGAGGCTTAAATATTTCTAACCCTTCTGGCTTATACATTGCTTATGATTCAGGGGTCATGTGGGCGGAAATTGTCAATAGGTTCTTGATTGATGCTTTTGATAGTTCGGGAACGGATAGATTTATCTATTGGCATAGAGACGGATCTGGTGGGTGGACAAGAGTTCCCGATAGAGACATTATAGACAATACATACTATGACAATAACGCTGCTACTTTAGCAGAACTAACCGCAACCAGGTACGGTGTCCATTGGGTTTATGTATTGCATGACAGTACCTGCCATGTGGTATATGGTCAAGGTAATTATACATTGGCACAGTCTGGAGCGGCACAGCCTCCTTCATCATTGCCTGGAAAGTTAGCAGCTTACGCAACATTAATAGGAAAGATAAGAGTCAAGAAAGGCGAGGCAACTCTTTATAGCATCGAAAGTGCTTTTGAAGCCTCTTTCTCTCCAAGTTTAGTAACTAACCACAACGATTTGTCAAATATTCAAGGTGGCACAACTACTGCAAGATACCATTTGTCAGAGAATGAACATACTGACATTACAGGATTGTACGATGGTTATGATACTGAGGCGAATATACTTGGAAAGACAGACCTTGGGTTAGACGGTGAGTACTGGCTTGCTACAGACACGAAGAAAGTATGGAAGGCAACAAATAACGGTGGCACTTTGGAATGGAGCTTATGGCTTGTATTAGCACAGACAGAGACTGTAGCTGATAACAACTTCTTAACTGCCTATGATGATGCTACTGGAGCTTTCTCTAAGACCAGACCTACATGGGGTAACATAGATAAAACTGTTAGTAACATTAACGATATTACCACGAAAAGCCATACGAGTTTAACGGATATAGGAAGTAATACTCATGCGACTATTGATACTCATATTAGTAATACGCAATACGATGGTTATGATACTGAGGCGAATATACTTGGAAAGACAGACCTTGGGTTAGACGGTGAATACTGGCTTGCTACAGACACGAAGAAAGTCTGGAAGGCAACAAACAACGGTGGCACTTTGGAATGGAGCTTATGGCTTGTGTTGGCACAGACAGAGACTGTAGCTGATAACAACTTCTTAACTGCCTATGATGCTACTACTGGAGCTTTCTCTAAGACCAGACCTACATGGGGTAACATAGATAAAACTGTTAGTAACATTAATGATATTACTACAAAAAGTCATACGAGTTTAACGGATATAGGAAGTAATACTCATGCAAACATTGATACTCATATTGGTGACGGGACAATCCATTTTGTAATAGGGGATGTAACACAGAAGACTAACTTCGGCACTAAGGTTACAACAACAACATTCAATGCTTCAAGGACAAACCACAACTTTAAGTACACAGAGGTAGAACATGCAGATGACATTACTATAACAATTCCTGAAGATGAGTTTATTGAAGGGGATACTTTTTCATTTGAACAAACTGGTGCTGGTAATTTAGAAGTTGTTGTGGCGAATGGGACAAATCAGTCTATAAACACAAGGGTTAAGACTTTAGCACAAGGGGATGTGATTACTGTTATTTGCAAGGATCATACTTCGGAAGCAGAGGTATTCTTTGTCATAGGAGGGATTGAATAATGCCACAGACGGTTATATATAATACTGAGACAGAAAGGATATTGCATTGGCATACGCCTTACTATACCAACACAAGAGGTCAAAGGGGGATAGTTGAACCTCCGTTGATAGAGTTGGATGTGGTAAACACAACCTCTCCATCTTATGATGACTTCTCAGAAAAAGCCATACTGTCATGGGTTGTTGACATAGCGAATCGAAGATATGTTGCAACATGGACAATATTACCAAAGACAGAGGAAGACTTCGCACAAGAAGCGGAGATAGAGGATAACAACATTTCCGGTGCTGAAATCAGGAGGGCATTGTCAACATTGTTAGTTGTTGATGATGACAATATTGGTTCTATTGGGAATGTTTTACCTTACTACAGGGTAGGGGTTGCTTACAAGATAGGTGATGCGTTTAGATGGGAGGATAATCCTTATAGGGTTATCTCCAATCATACGAGTGCAGCACATTGGAGACCAGATCAGGCAGTTAGCTTGTATGTAAGGATAGGTGAGCCAGGCGAGATACCTGTTTGGGTACAGCCCACAGGGGCACATGATGCTTACAACATAGGAGATAGGGTTAGGCATGTTGGCAAAGTTTGGGAAAGCACTATAAACGCTAATACTACTACGCCAGGGACACTGCCAGAGCATGGGTATTGGATAGAGGTATAAATTTATGCATCAGTTAGCAATGAGGGCTATTAAGCAGCAACAGAGAAACAACAACATGATGGTTTTAGAGTTCGACACAACGAAGAGTGCAGGGACTACCGTCACACTACCATTGAACGAGTCAGTATCTTGTGTTGTTTATTGGGGTGATGGTAGTAGCGACACAATAACCACAGTGGGTGAACACAGCCATACTTACAGTGATGAAGGCACTTATAAAGTTCGCATCAGCGGCAAGGTATCCATGTTTGGTCAGCCAGAGGCAGACTTGACTCCTAACATTGAAAAGCTGACAAAAGTCATATCTTTTGGAAATTTAGGGATAACTTCATTAAGTAGGGCATTTAGACAGGCGAACAATCTAACATACCTTCCAAAATCTTTACCGAAGACAGTGACTGACTTATCAAGATGTTTTCAACAAAACACTTCAGAACTTCATGCGAATATCGGATTGTGGGATACTGGAAATGTTACAACAATGTTCATTATGTTTCAATTAGCATCTAACTTCAACCAGGACATCGGCAACTGGAACACTTCTAATGTTGAGAGCATTGCTGGTATGTTCTATCTTGCCATAGCCTTTGACCAGGACATTAGCACTAAGGTGATAAACGCAGGTCAGCCGGATGAATATGTGGCATGGGATACTGGTAATGTTACGGCAATGTCAAATATGTTCTGGTCAGCCTCAGTATTCAACCAAGAC